AACGCCTGCACCTGCAAGGCTCTTCCCGTAATAATCCAACCCTTTTCGGGCTGCTGACCTGATGTATTGGGGGACATCCAGATTCACCTCTCTCTGCTCGACACGATCCTCGGACTCGTCCTCATCCTCGATCTCGTCCTCTTCTTCGATTGGTTCGGGAAGCGGATCAATCTTGGTGAGTGTGGAGAACTTGTGGCCGACAAGAACTTCGGTGGGTCGCCAACCATTGTCGTACTCCTCATAGATTCGGATGAGCGCAGCCGGATCATCCTCTGTAGCCTCGATGCTGAACTCGGTGCCAGGCACACCCAACGTGCCTTCACGCATCACATGTTCAATACGGCCTCGAGCCGTGCCACCCGATGAATCCCAACGCACGAAGTCGCCCTCGGTCAGTTCGTTCGGCAAGGCTCGCTCACCACCAGGCTCCATATCCTCAGCGATAGATACTGCAACCATCTGATCGATGGCATCCTGTTTCGTTCCGTGACAGCCGATCACTTCACCATCCTCCTTCTCGACAGCCCAACCTGAGCAGTTCGGATTCGTGTTGCTAATGAAGTACGGCATCAGACAGGCTCCGTCAACCAAGAAATGTTATGACCCAATTTGCCTGAGACTGCGTACAGCAGATCGGTTGGAGAGATAACCAAGTCCAATGCCTCCAACTTGTCCAACCTATAACCAGTCGAAGTGGTCACAGCACTACCACCGATGTAGACCGCATCGGTGTTGTCGTTGTTCTTGATGTGCATCTTGTACGGATTCCCACCGGCAGCGTTGATGAGAACGCCGTCAACGACAGTAGGAGCCGTGCCAATCGCAGTCACACCGCTATAGAACGCCATCGAACCTCACACCAACAGAAGCAACTCAGCTTCATCTTCTAATATTGACCATGCTACTTCACCAGTAGCAGACGCCGACAAGGACACAACAGATGATCCTGAAACAACAATTCGCTCAGGGACACGAGGCAACTCAACCTCAACTGAAACAACTGAAACCTTCTCAACAGGAACCTTCGGTTGCCGATACCAAGGATTCCCACCAGACGGATACGAAGGAGTCGGAGTCGGCTGAGGAACAACCGTCGCCTGAGCAGACCCAACCATCGACCCCAACTGCCCGTCGGCGTAAGGCCGCACAAGAACCGACGACGTAGCCGAACCAACCCCAGCACCCAACCCAGCCACAGCCGAGACGCTGTGAACCACAACAGGCGACATAGACCCCGACAACGAACCTAGCGAAGCCGAACCAGCAGCAGAAGAAACCGTCACCGCTGACACCGACCCAGCCATCACCCCCAACCCAGCCAACCCAGACGCCTCATGTGCGACCGATGTGGTTGCGATAGAGGTCAAACCGCCAAGTTCGGATACGCCGATGGCTTGAATGTTGACGATGACATCAGCGTCAGCTGATGCGCTGACTGTTCCTAGCGATGCCGAGCCGGTCGCGTTTGTTTGGAATGTGTAGCCGTCAAGTTTCCCTGCACCGTCCAGCGTCGATGTGTCAAGCGTGAATGCTGGTGAGATTCCGTCTAGGCCGACGTTCTCATCGTTCAGCGTTGAGGTGTCGAGGACGAACCTAGTTCGTGCCATCAGAAACCTATGAGGCGACGGTCAGCGACGTAGTGAGTGAGCCGGAGGCGATGGTGTAGGTGTCGCCTGCGGTGTACGGGTTGCCGGTGATCGTGCCAGAGAACAGGAAGTTGCCAGCCGTTGACGCATCCCAAACGGTGAAGTGTGTGGCGTCTTCTGAGCCTGCGATGTTCGTCCAACTAATCTCGGCATCTGAGGCGATTGATCCGCTTGAGGCTGCGGCGAACGAGATGGCCTTGCGTGTTGTTTCGGTTGCTGGGTTGGCGGTTCCGTTTGCACCTGGGTCGCCGACATGCAGTTTGATGTACGCGGTCGTCACAGCGAACGATGTGTTGTTGCCCATCGCATCAAGCCACTTATTCGCCATGTAGGAGGAGATTCCGGTTGCCATTAGTCCTCAACCCTTTCAATGATGTTCACGATTCGGCCATGCTCATCGCGTTCTACGGTGCGAATGGTTGGCTTTGATTCTGGGACATTCACACGCACAACGGTTTCTGGAACATTGATGACGGGGGCTGGCACGTTGACTGCTGGCGGGGTGTAGTTCACCACAACCTCAGGCATCGTGATTGACATGTCCTGCGACTTCACCTCATACGCGGCGGCAGGGTCGGCTGGGCTGACGGTGGAGATCGGTTGCAACTGTGTGGACGGCAGGCCTGTGTGGTTGATGGCAGGCAACTCGAGCGCAGACAAGACTTGTGCTGGGTCGAAGCCTGCGAGGATGAGACGTTGAGCAATCAAGCTCTTCCGATCCAACTCAGCGAGGTTCGCTGCGTTGATGTCCACGTTGGCGAGCGGGACACGGTATGAGTCTCCGCCTTCGACTGGCGACATGTCCTCGATGCGGTGGATGTCGTTGATGGAGAGGAATCCAGCCTGAATGCCGGTGGAGAACGCGGCGTAACGCGAAGCCTGGTCGCCTCGGAGCAGACCGTCCACATTGAATCGGAGGAAGGCTCGGTTGTCCAGAATCTTCTGGTAGCCGTCCTCAATCTTGGCGATGTATGGGCGGAGCGTGTGCTGAACGAAATGGATGCCATTCTGTTCCACCGACGCATACGACATCGCACCAGGCGTCGTCACACCCAGCATTGACGGTGGGCAACGGAACGTGCGAGCAATCTCCTCGACAGCGAAACGTCGCGACTCTAGGAATTGTGCCGAGTCGTTATCGACGGTGGTCTTGTTGAAGGTTGCGCCACCGAACAGGATGCCTGGACGGTGTGAACGACGCAGACCTTTGTGGCCTTGCTCGAATCCGTCCACCAAATCTTTCGCCTGCTCACGGGTCAGGTTCCCTGGGAACTCGATGATGCCGGATGCTGAGGAACCTTGTCCGAAGAATCGTGCAGCGAACTCCTCCAATGCGCGAGCCAACCCGAGATTCTCTTTCACCAGATCGATTCGTGAACGGCCACGCAACTCGCCAGGCATACGCAACTCGGTGATGTGAATCATGTCCTCAGCCTGAATCACATCACGCTGCTCGAAGATGTAGATCGGGCGACGAGTCACACGGTCACGCGAACACTCGACACGCTGAGGATTCAACACCACCAAGCCTGCGACACCCTGATCGTCACGCAAGATACGAGTGAACGAGTTGCCGTCCAACAGCAGGGAAACAAGAACCTGCTGAAAGTGTTCGGTGCGGGTTACACCTGACTCTGGGTAGTCAAGCCATGTTGGGCGTGGGCGGAACGGGCGACGCTCACCATCAACCCGAATGAACGTATCAACAGGAAGCGTGGAGATGGAGTCGGCGATCAGGCGCACACACGCATAGACCGCCTCAATCTTCAGCGAATCATTCTGCGTGATGACGGTGCCAGCGTTCGTCGTTGTTGCGAAACCATCACCGGCAGCGAACAACGATTGGAAAGAGACAGCTCGGTTCTCTCCACCAGGCAACAGACGCGACAACATTATTTCGACTTCTTCCTCTCACCACGTTCTGCTGCGATCACCAATAGAAGTACCATCAGACCTGAACAAATCAGGCCTGCTGGAACTGAGATCAAGAATACCCCAACTGCGATGAGTGTGAGGGCGAACAGTTCCAACAGAAGCATCATAAGCATCCTCTCTAGACTACAAAGAACCCAGGGGTCGGGGCGACTTCCTGCCTTCGAGTCGCACGATCAACTGCCAACGCCGTCGCAATGGCAGCGTCAATCTTGCGCTTCGACTTACCTTTCGACAAACGCCAACCCGTGTCGGTTTGACGTTGCGCTGGACTCAACATCTGATCGATGAACATCGGGTCAGCGTTGATAGCCAACGTGCCATTCACGATCATCTCATAGAGCGTCCCACACGCTGGCACCATACGGGCTGTGGACTGCGGGAACTCCACCATGTTCAACCCGTCATCAGCCAACGCCTCAGCCGAACGCTGAAAGAACGCAGGGTCATAGGCGAACTCCATGACCTGCCACTCACGATTCAAGTCACGCAAATACGCTTCCACAGCCGACACATCCATCGCGTGAGCGTCAGGATGCCAAATCTTCGCCCGACACACAATGCGACCTGATGGCTGTGGCTGTGCCGTCACTACCGCAATCGAGTCATGCTTCAACGCCATGTCGATCCCGACGAACACAGGCAGGTCTTTGTCAAGTTCAAGATCGGAGATGCATTGGTCGAGCGCACCGGCAGGAAGCCACGACTCGCCCTCAGTCCGAACCCATTGGTTCAGTCGGTATCGCCTGAACGCAATCTCAGCTGTCTGATTCATGCTGATTTCCATGTCCTCCAACGACAACAAACCCTCAGCCAGGTTCGGGTTCGCAGCCAGCCAAGCGTCTCGATCATGGGTGGCACAGCCCTCGGGTGCTTCCCACCAGAAGAACCCGAACCGCTCATCGTCCTGGTCGCCTGCGATGATGCGCCGACCGTAGGTGTAGAGCCGCCCACAAATCGTGTCCAAATCATGCCCAGCCGTCGTGATAGCCACAATCATCGGGTCGCGTCTCGCACCCGACGCCAACGTCAACGCATCCCACAAGTCATCATTCGGCTGCACATGCAACTCATCGAAGATCACCGTCGAAGGGTTGAGTCCTTGCTGAAGTTTCGCATCCGAAGACAGCACCCGATACACCGCCCCAGTCGACGGCACCTCAATCGCATCCCGATACACCTTGCACACACCAGACAACGCAGCCGACTGCTGCACCTGCCAGCGAGCCTCATTGAACACC